GTCTCTGGGAGACAGCAATGACCTTGAAATTCCAACTGGACAGTCTCGAAGGCGTCGACGAATCCATTCAGGCCTTGTACGTCGAGAAGGACGGCAAGTTCGTTCTCGGCATTGAAGGGCTGCCACAGCCGGAAGATGTTTCCGGTCTGAAATCCAAAGTCCAAGAGCTCCTGGACGAGAAGAAGGCCGAGGCTGACAAGCGCAAGGCTGCTGAAGAGCAGGCTCGACTGGATCGAGAAGAAGCGCTGCGCAAGTCCGGCAACGTCGAAGAGCTCGAAAAGTCCTGGTCCGAGAAGTACGCACGCCGCGAAGCTGAGCTGACCGGCCAACTCGAAAGTACGAACGCCACCCTGCAAGGCCAGATCCGGGATCTGACCGTGGGTCGTACTGCTACCGAGATCGCGACCACTCTGGCCATTCCGGGCAGCTCCAAGGCATTGCTTCCCCACATCGAACGCCGGCTCAGCGTTGAGCAGCGAGACGGGAAACCAACCGTCGTCGTGCTGGACGCGGCCGGCAAGCTCTCGGCGGCAACGCTGGACGAGCTGAAAGCAGAATTCACCAACGATCCGGCCTTTGGTCCGCTGATCGCTGGCAGCAAGGCATCGGGCGGCGGGGCCGGCGGTGCTGGGAAAGGCGGCGGGGCCGCAAAAGGAAACATCGGCGGCACCAAAGAGGAACGACAGGCCGCAATCGCGAGCCGGTTCCCAGACCTCCCTCAGAAATAAGGAAAATCACTCATGTCCCTGTCGCAAATGCAGGTCTTCAACGAATACGTAATGCCGGCGACCATCGAGACGCTGGACCAGATGCTGGTGGCGTTCAACGCTGCCAGCCGTGGCGCCATCCTGCTGTCGCCTGACGGTTTCACTGGCGACTTCCTCCAGGAGTCATTCTTCCAGACCCTGGCCGCCGCTCAGCGCCGCGTCGATCGCTACGCCGCCAATGGCGCCGCACCAATCACCGACTTGACCGAGCTGAAAAACTCCTCGGTGAAGGTCGCCGGCGGCTTCGGCCCGATCCGCTATGAGCCATCGCAGATGACCTGGCTGGAGCGACCAACCGCTCAGGGCATCGAAGTCGCTTCGCGCGCGTTCGCCGAGATCCTGCTGAAGGATCAGCTGAACACCGCGATCGCTGCTCTGGTGGCTGCCATCACCGCCCAAGCAGCGGCGGTGAACGACGTATCTGCAACCGCTGGCATCAGCCAGGCTGCACTGAACAACGCCCACGCGAAGTTCGGCGATGCGAGTCAGTCGCTGGTCACCCAGATCATGCAGGGCACCACCTACCACAAGCTGGTCGGCCAAGCGCTCACCAACAGCGAACAACTGTTCCAGGCGGGCAACGTCCGCGTGGTGGACATCCTCGGCAAGATCTCGGTTGTCACCGACGCCCCGGCACTGATGCAGACCGGTACGCCGAACAAGGAAATCGTTCTGTCCCTGGTTCAGGGCGCGGCGATGGTGCACGACGGTCGGGACATCATCAGCAACGTCCAGACCACCAACGGAAAGGAGCGCATCGAGACCACTCTGCAGACCGACTACACCTTCGGCCTGGGCCTTAAGGGTTACACCTGGGATACCACCGCCGGCGGCAAGTCGCCGACCGACGCCGAGCTGGCGACCGGCACCAACTGGGACAAGACCGCCACCAGCATCAAGCACACCGCCGGTGTTGCTCTGATCGGTGATGCCTCCAAGTAACCCTGACTGCTGAGCCGGGCTTCGTGCCCGGTTCCGCGAGGACATGATCATGAGCAACAAAATCTGGTATCTGCCCGGTCCGTTTCACCAGTACCGGGAAAACGTAAAAGCGCTGGCCAAGGAGCGTGGTTTGCGGATTGTCGACGCGAACGTCACTGAAGATCGCGAGGGTGAGGCTGTCGATGTGCCCGAGGTGACACTGAGGCAGGCGGCTCCGGCTCCGGCACCGGTGCTGCTGATCGACGGCCAAGGTGGTGTTGATGGCGCTGCGCTGCAGGAGCTAATCGACAAGTTGAACGCGGAGCGCGACGGCATCGTGCTGCTGATCGAAGCTGCCGAAGGTCTTGCTCCGCTGGAACATCCTGGCGCCGGCGAACTGCCGATTCGCCTGTTCGATGCACTGACCGCCATTCACGAAGGTATCGCCTCTCTGAAGAACAAGCGTGATGAACTGCTGAGTGAAGTTGAATCGCTCCGCGCAGACGTCGCGCGGCTGACTCCTGCACCGCAGAGCAACGGCTCAGTTCTCGATGATCTTACCGTTATGCAGATCAAAGAACAGCTCGACGCCAAGGGTGTTGGCTACAAGGTCAACGACTCGAAGCCCGAGCTGCTCGCTCTGCTGAAGACCAACCAGTAATACCCGGGGCTTTCGGCCCCATTCATTCAAGCGGAGGCCTGATGGCTACCTACATCACCGTGGCGGACGTTGACGCCATCCTCGGGGCTTCGTGGGCTCCAGATGACAAGAAGGCACGAGCGGTGTTGCAGGCGAATGCCTATCTGACCTCGCTCAACCTGGTCGGTGTCGATATGGACGCCATCCCTGAAGGGGTGAAGCAGGCCGGCGCCGAACTGGCGGTGGTCGCTTCCGAGGGCAAGCTGTACCAGCAGCAAACGGAAGGATCGCTCGAGGCAAAGACGGTGAAAGCCGGATCGGTGACCACCAGCAAGACGTTCGCCTCGATCGACACCAGCAAATCCACCGCGCTGCCCGATGGGGTCCAGTTCGCGCTGGGGCTGCTCGCGCCATGGCGTGTCAGTGGTTTCAGCTTCAACGTGTACAGGTGACCCATGGGCCTACGTGAAGAGATCCAGGCGGATCTGGCCGAGGCCTTCGACACTGATCTGGCGGACGCCGTGAAGCCATTCAGCGGCGGTGTGACGGTGCCGGGAACGTGGGATCCGGTCAATGAAGTGGCGGGCGATCCTGTTGTCATCGCCTACACCGGCCGGGGCGTGTTCGACGCCTTCAAGATTGCTCAGGTCGACGGTGTGAACATCCGCGCCACCGACCAGTTGCTGATCGCGTTGACCAACGAAACGATCGGCGGGGTTCCGGACATCGGCCACAAGATCAACGATTTCGACGTGGTAAACGTCCAGACCGACCCGGCCAGCGCCCATTACGAGATCCAGCTGAGGAAAGTCTGATGACGAACAAGGCGGGCTGGAGCCATAGCCTCACGGACTTCGCCGATCAGGCTGGCGAGGACATCACTCAGATGGCGCGCGTCATCGCGACCGCCATGCTCACGGAGGTGGTGAATCGCTCCCCGGTCGGGAACCCTGACCTGTGGCAGGCCAACGTGGCGCTGCGCATGAAGAACGTGGCGTTGGCAGATGCCTATGACGCGAACGTCGATGCTCGCAACGCGGCGCGCACTGGTGGCCGAGCCTTCAAGAAGCTGACCAAGCGCGAGCGCGAAGAGAACTACTTCGTCAAAGCGCAGGCGGCTGGGAAGGGGTACATCGGCGGCACATTCCGGGGTAGTCATTTGGTCTCGATAGGCGCGCCAGACATGACCGTAACCGACAACATCGACCCGTCCGGCCGTGAAACGATCAGTAAGGGCAGCATGCTCATCAAGGCGTCAGGCCAGTTCCCAGTCATCTACATCCAAACGAACAGCCCCTACGGCGAGGCGCTGGAACTGGGGCATTCCACGCAGGCGCCCGGCGGGGTTTATGACCTCGCGTTCATCGGCGTATCCGAGGCCTACAAATGACCTTCGAGCAGATCAGAGCGCTCATCACCGCGCGCATGGTGGCCTTCACCGGTATTGACCAAGCGCGGATCGATTACCCGAACCAGCCGGAAGTGTTCACGCCGCCGGCGACCGGCCTCTGGTGCCGCCTGAATATCCAGTACGCCTCGGCATTCATGGCTGGCATGGCCGACCGACCGCATACCCGCAAGCCCGGGCAGATCAGCATTCAGTGCTTCGCCCGCGAGCGAACCGGAACCAAAGCCATCAACGAACTTGCCGACGCGCTCGAAGCGCACTTCGCCTACTGGATGTCCGGCGACCTTGAATGCATGGAAGCCAGCCAAGTGGTGGCCGGTGAGTTCGAGGGCTTCTACCAAATCAACGTCAACATCCGGTTTCGCGCCGGCTAGGGAATATTTAAGTACGTATCAAGAGAGTGCCATTTCTGGCCAATACCCAGGGTGTCGATAGCTGCTTGGGGCGTTTGATAGACAGAAAGGGGATCCACTCTATCATCCGGCCAGTCAGCAAATGAGTGAACGACAACGGCCGATGTTTTCTCTATCCGTCCTGCCTGATAAAAGCCGACAGCTCCAATTTCTAAGGGGCTGAGCCAAATATAAAACTGGTGCCGCCAATACTCTTCGTGACTTTCGCACTCCCGAAAAATAGACCTGTCGCTGATCATTTTTTTTGTCTCACGGTACTCAATGATCAAGCGAGCTGCCGTAAGCCAAGCAAGTCGATCTGGATTGCGAGGGCTCCCGTTATTGCCATCCGTGATTGCCTCATATGCCCTTTCAAGGGTCTGTGTTGCGTGCTTCAGAAGCCGTTCATTTTCCTTCGTGTGGGCTGTTGATCTGATGGTCCAGAAGGCCGCGATTGCCGACGCAGCACCAGCCAGTGCGGCCAGCGACTCCCAACTTGGGAGGTGAGCGTATATAGCATGAAGAACAAATCGCCATTCCATTGCTTGGGTGCATCCCTTGATTGATAAAGGCTAATTATGCCGTCGGAATGAACCATTACTAGTCCAGCCTGCCCGCTAATCGCGGGTTTTTTTATGCCCGCGAATAGGAGGCTCCAATGAGCTCTGGCGCAAAAGTTGTAAGCCACATCATTGCGGAGGTGACGCCCGGCGTTACTCCCACCGGCACCTGGGACACGCTTCGCCTAACCGGCAACGCGCTGACCCCGACCGTCAGCACCGAAGTCAGCGACGAAATCACCGACACCCGCCTGAGCCAAGGGTCGGTGGCCACCAGCATCGATATCGGCGGCGATCTGACGGCGGAGTTCTCGTTCGGCTCTTTCGACCAACTGCTCGAAGCTGCCTTCTACGGCGTTTGGACGGCTGATGTTCTGCGCGTGGGAGATACCCGGCACACGTTTTCGATCGCAAAAGGCTACAACGACGTCGGCGTCTATGGCGTGTTCAAGGGGGCGCACGTCTCGACCTTCGCGCTTGACATCCCGTCGGAAGGTAAGGTGACCGCCACGTTCAACATGGCGTGCCTGGACTACACCGACGGCGACACCCCGATTGTCGTATCGCCGAATGCGCCGACCACCACGCCTTTCCTGTCGAACACCAACGTCGGCACGATCCTGGTGAACGGCCAGTCGCTGGAAGGCGTTGCCTGCGTATCGGCCATGACCGTGAACCTCGACAACAGCCTGCAGACTCAGCGCTGCCTTGGCTCTGATCGTCTCGGGCCTGGCGCTCACATCGCCACCGAGGCGGCGGTAACCGGCAGCATCACGCTGGCCTGGTCGAAGCGCGCGTGGGAGATCTGGAAGAACACCTTCACCCGGACGCCGATCGCAGTTGTCTTCCCGATCACCGACTCGCTGGGCAACAAGTACACGTTCAACTTCCCAGCCGTGGAAGTGGACGGCGAACTGCCGAATGGTGGTAAGCGCGACCTGATCGAGGTCACGCTGAACTACACCGTCGCCAAGCTCAGCCCGACCATCACCCGCGAAGCGGCTGATCCAACCCCGTAAACCCTTTGGCTCCCTCGGTTCAAACGCCGGCCGGGGGGAGCCCTTTTATTGGCGTGGCGTAGAGGAATTGAAATGGCTCTGCAACTGGGCAAGAAGAAGCCGGCGATCGCCGGTGAGCGCTGGGCGAAGTTCGACGACGACACCAAGATCCTGCTGGCCAGCATCGACAACCCTGAATACCAAGTCGCCCTTGAGCGCATGCGCCGCCGGATCCAGCGCAATGACGCGCGGTTTGAAGAGGGCCAGGTGGGCGTGGTCGCCGGCGAAATGACCGAGCACCAGAACCACGCAATGCTGCTCAGCCACTTCATCGTGAAGGACTGGGAAGGCGTACTGGATGCCGACGGCAAGCCGATCAAATATAGCCCGCCTGTAGCTGCTGAGCTGCTGGAAAACAACATCGAATTCTTCATCTTTGTCCTGCGCGAAGGCGCGCTGGCTGCCAACGATGCCGCCGAGGAGCGAGCCGAGTCGGTGGGAAAGCAGTCGCCCGCTTCGAGTGGGAGCAAGAGTGGGGCGGGGAAAGCGAGAAGCGCCGGGCGGTCTACTCGCGCCTGAAGATGGCCATCCCGGGCGAGCCAGAGAATGACCCACTCACCGCATACCTGCTCAACCTGTACCGGAATGTGTCTCGCGGCCGCCGGTACATCGCCGGGATGGCCGGGGCGTTCCCGTTGCCGCTCTCGGCGCGGGAGATCTCTGACTGGCTGGATTCGCACCCGTCACCTCTGCCGCGCGATGAGATAGATGATGTGATGTTTGCGCTGGATGCTGTGTGTCTTGCAACTGAGGGTGAATGAGATGGGGCGTGAAATTAAGCAGAGTGAAATGGTGATTTCATTCTTAAGCGGAAGGGCAGGCGCGGCGTCCACCGAAATGTTTTTGAGCATCGTCGGCGCGAATGAGCCAACGTTATTCCTCGATCTCTGGAACAAAAGCTCCGGACGCATTGGTGTCGCGGAGCTGCGCCTGTGCGGGAGCGAGCCGTTCAGCTCTGGACGTACTGCAGGGCTTTATGAATTAGCGAAACTGCACGGGGAGCATTTTCAAGCCCCAGATCAAGCAGTTTCTCTGAAAGGTGTTTTATGGCCTCGCCGGGAAGTTCTTTCACGGTTTGAAGAAGGCTGTTCTTCTCTTCCGCAGGTAGGTCGGAAGCCTGAATCTTCGACGTGATGAGTTGACGCAAGGTGTCTTCGTGAAGCTTTACCGTAACCACGCCCAAGATAGCGCTGAGACCTCCGTCATCAGCCAAAAAGTCCATGCCGTGATGAGTGATTTTAACCGGTCCAGGTATCGGGATTCGTTGTCCCAGAGCGCTACTAAAATTGGCGCTGATGAGGCCGTGCGCTGCTAAATAGTGAATATTTTTTATAGCGAGCTGGGCGTCGGAAGAAAGTTTATTGTGTATGTCGCTCACAGCAGCTGGGTATTCAGCCGCAAGCTTTTCGAGAATTTCTAGCTGTAATGCTCGATCTAGAGACATGGCCGTTCCTTGGTCTGGAGTAGACATTGGAGGCTACTATCTGCCGATAGATAGGCGTTACTGGGGATTCGTACAGTCGAGTGTGCGCGCCTGACGTACAATGGCGCGACCAATTTTAAGGAAGAAATCACTTGGCCTACATCGTAGCTATAACCCCGATTTTTATCATCGCAATGTCCATTTGCCTCGGGTTCTCCAAGGACAACTGGTTCATCGAGTTCGGCTTGGCGATCGTTGTGATTTCGGCCGGCACCTCAATATTCTTGGCTTATCGTGGTGCGAAAAGTGCTGCGGTGGCGAAGAAGGTGGCATTCGAAGAGTTTCTTCCGAAGCCCGACGAGCGCAAGTCAAGGTCCTTCAGTATGACGGGCGACATTATGGGGGAGGATGTGAACAACCCCATCTCCCACTTGAAGAACCAAATCAAGGACATCAAGAATGAAGTCATCAATAACGCAAAGAACTGTAATGATGGCCTTCAGTTCAACGCAGCGCGCATCGACACCTGCTTGGCGCAAATCAGATATCACGAGCAGGTGACCTTGCCTAAAATCCTTGGCCGAGGGGCCGGAGCAATCATCCTCGCGGGTTTTCTCACTATCGTCGGATCTGTTTATCTTGCCGTACCTGTCGGCGCATATCAGGTTTTCGCTGTGGTGGCCGGCACTATTCGGGCTTGGCTGCCGGCGCTGTAGACCGTGTACCTGGCCAGCGCCGACGAGTGATTTTGTCGAGGCCCTCGACTTGGTGCTAGATTCCTCTTTCAAACAGGGAGGGGTGTCTTTGAAAAGACAAATAGCATTTGGGTTGGCGTTCTTGCTTCTGGCGGGTTGCGAAACTACTCGCGTTTCGCCTGAGAAGGCCGCACAGGTCCCAGCAGACGATATCTTTGCCTTTGGGAACCCAACTTCGGCTAGCGATGCTCGCATCGTTTTCACTCAGGACGCAGGCGCTCTGAGCTGTTTTGGTGCTGGTATGCAGGTTTTTCTGAACGAAAGGCTGGCAGCTGAAACGAGCAGCGGGAAATCGGTGAAGCTGTACCACAAGCCCGGTCCGGTTCAACTGAGCATCAAAAACAATGCTGCGTGCGCCGGGGGAGATCTGCGAGGAATGTTGCTCGATTTGAAGCCTGGATACTCTTATTCAGTTCGCGGATATCGCGGAATGTGGGACAAGGCTGAGCCATTGTTGACATCACCAGAGCCCTATAAATACAAGTAGAGAGGCGGCATGAAACGATTACTCGCGGCATCGCTAGCATCGCTGTGTATAGCACTATCAGCTCATGCAGATGATAGTTCGTGTAAGAATATCTCGGCGCTAGCCGGGCAGGCCATGACGGCGCGCCAGAACGGTCAGCTGCTTGAGGATTCGCTCGAAAAGATCGGCGATGGCAGCAAGTTTGCCAGGAACATGATTCTTCGAGCTTACGAACGGCCCGTTGCCATGATGGAGGCCTTAAAGCCGGAAATGGTGAGAGAGTTTCAAAATGAGGCGTTTCGCGAGTGTTTGAGCGCCAACGAGTAGCAGATTGAAAACAAGCCCGCTTCGGCGGGTTTTTTATTGCCTGGAG